GAAACAATTAAGGCATTGAAAGAAAAAGGGAATCAGCCTAATATGGTTTATGAGCTGAATAATCCTGCTATCATGCCGCAAAAACTCCCACCTGGATCACTGCCCCCCGACATTATGCTGAATGCAGAAAACAGCGTTGGTTTTGCACAGCGTGTTTCTTTGATATCTGAGGCAATGAAAGGGGAAACAGCAAGATCAGGAGAGTCAGGAGTCTTATTTGAGCAGAAGGTGCAGAGAGCAGCCGCAGCAATTAATCCGTATTTTAAGAATTTATCCAGGCTCAGGAAAGCACTGGCAAAAGATTTTGTAGATAATTTTGCATTTGTCTATACAGAAAAAGATAGAATTATCA